CTCTTCCTCATGTGAACAAATAGACAAACCTCATGAGAAGCCCTCAGACGCTCTAGGATCAATTCTATGAATGAACCTATACAATCTACCACACCAGAGGCTCCAGCAGTCCGTAGGCTACTAGGGAAGCACGCAGAGAAGCAGCCTGCAAAGGTTATGAAGCTGTGGCGGCATAGACCTGCAATATTTTTTAGGGATGTTATGGATATCTCTATGGATCCATGGCAAGAGGATTGTGTTGACCTATATGTAAATAATCAGAGGCTTGGACTCATTGCGTCGAAAGGTCCTGGGAAGACTTTTATGCTTAGCGGTATGTGCTGGCATTTTTGCATTACTAACCACTCCCCCAAGGTTGCTTGCCTTTCGATTACCAAAGATCACTTGAAGTCAAACTTCTGGGCGGAGCTATTACGTCTACGAGCGCAGTCAACACTTCTTCAAGCAACATTCGAAGAGGGGATGTCACGAATGAATTGCATTGGTCGAGAAGGTTATTCATTCATTGATGCTAGGTCATTCCCGAAGCAAGCAGATGAGAATCAGCAGGCTTCTGCCCTTGCAGGTCTTCATGCGGATAACGTAGCCTTTTTTATTGATGAGGCTGGTATGATTCCTGATGCGGTTATAGCGACAGCGGATGCGGCACTTACGACTGAGGAAGGGCCTATGAAGAAGGCCAAACTTATTTGTACTGCCAACCCAGAGGAGCCAAAGGGTATTCTTCATCGGGCAGCAATGGGAAGGTCACTCCAGGATTGGAAAATCTATCGTGTGTCGGGTGACCCTGATGACCCTAAACGTGCTCCACGAGTTTCAATTAAGTGGGCCAAGGAACAGATTGCAATGTATGGTCGTGACAATCCATGGGTGATGGTAAACGTCTTAGGACAATACCCACCATCAGGTACGACTAAACTCATAACTGAGGAGGCAGTCTACCAGGCAATGCACAGAGAGATGCTTGAGAAGGAAGTTAGAAACTCTCAGTTACGTCTAGGTGTTGATGTAGCTCGTGGTGGTGTTGATAATACTGTTTTCTTTCAGAGGAGAGGATTAAAAGCATACCCAGCAGAAGTCATGGGATCAGATCTTGACGGCCCCCAACTCGCTTCAAAGATTATGTTTCTTCACATGGACAAACAAGTTGAAAGAATTTTTGTGGACAACACTGGTGGGTATGGTTCATCAGTTATTGATGCCCTCAAGATGGCACCCCAGGTTGATGTCACTCCTGTAGTATATAATGCAAAGGCACAGGATGACAGGTACTACAACAAGCGAACAGAGATGTGGGTTCGGATGCGGGATTGGATTAAGGATGGAGGATGCCTTCCAAATGACCCCATCTTAGCTGATGAGATTCAAATGCCTAATATTTATTTTCATGCTGGAAAGATGAGGCTTGAAGAAAAAGAACAGATAAAAGCGAGACTTGGAAGATCTCCTGATCGTGCTGACGCACTCGCCCAGACGTTTGCTGATGTGGAGCAGGCAAGTTTTTATGCAGACTACAGTGATGGATTCTCCCCCGTACCTGGTGTAAGTCATGGGAATAACAGTGGATATTTATCCTCAACCACTCAGCTTGACGATAGATACCGACCTCCGTCAAACTATAAGTCATAGTAATTGAAAGTATTTTATAATAGGTGTAGTATAGATTATGGGAATTTTTGATGAATTTTTTGGTGCCGTAGATCTTGCAAGTCAGCAAGACCCCGGCCCTGTGGGTGGAGGAGCTATTCAAGGGTTCAACACCGGAGTGGGTGTGGGAGCATCTCTAGGCCCAATAGGATCTGCTGTTGGCGGTATCATAGGCCTTGCAATTGGAATTAAATCAGGAGAGGCCACAAGAGATGCAAACAGGCAGCAGTCACAAGAGCAGGGTTTAATAGCTCAGGAAGCAGCCCGAAAAGAAGCAAGCATACGTGCAAATAAACTTGGCATCATCCAGTCAGAATCTGTGAGGAGCACTCAAAAAAGTAATTCAAGTGCCCTTGCTCCACTAGCATCTGCATTCCAAGGGATTGGAACAAGCAACAATAATCAGAAAGGGTCTTTAACATCTGGGACATTCTAGGGAACAAACATGACAAGACACAATGATAAACGAAAGTCAAAAAAGATTAGAAGGATTAAAAAGAAAATCCAACCTGTAGAAGGTAAGAAGGATGGAAAAATAATCAAGGTTGCAAAGGATAAGTTTGCAAATGACAATACTCCAATCAATAATCCTTCTGTTGTAGAACGTGGAAAGGAAAGACAGGCGCTTATTAAGCAGGCAAAATCAATTGCAACTAGAAAGTTTAAAGTTCCAAAACCTCAATCACTCGTAGAACTTGGAGATCCTAAGTCACTTGCAGAGGGTGAGGCTAAAGATCTTAAACTTGCACCAATCCCAGCTAATGACCTTACTAAGAAACGAAAAGTAAAGCGAAAGAAAGCGAAGAAGAAATAATATGGCAACACGAAAAGTAAAGAGAAAGAAGAGTATCAAGTCTGCTGGCCGTAAGGTTGAGGAGAAACTTGATATGATTGAGGATAAAGTTGGTGAAGCAGCAGATGATCTTGAGGCTGCTGTGGGTGACAGTGACCCAGAAGAGAAGCCAATGAAAAAGAAGATTAAACGAAAAGTAAAGCGAAAGAAAGCGAAGAAGAAATAATATGGCAAGGCAATCATACTCAGAGATTATATCCTTAAGGAATCAGTTACTATCTGATAGGTCTCGTCACCTAAATACGTGGAGAGTTCGCGCCAAAATAATGTCACCTAACCGTTTTAATAACAATCCGAGTAATAAGAATAGAGGTCAGCGGAAGGATCAAGACATCATAAATAGTCAGGTTCGTAGATCTTTACGGACGTTTGTTTCTGGGATGATGAATGGTGCAACCTCTAGGGCACGACCTTGGTTTAAATTAATTTCAGTTGATGAGAAAAGAGGTAATAGCACTGCTGCTCGGAGATGGTTTGCAGAGGTAGAGAGAATCATACTTGCTCACATGCAGGTTAGTAATTTATATCGAGTATTGCCTATGGCCTATAAGGACGTAGGGGTATTTTCGAATGCTGCTTATGGTATGCTTCCGCATGACCGTTTCGGCTTTCATTTTCAGCCCTTCACTATTGGAAGCTATTGTATTGCTAACGATTCTGAGGGGAACGTCACCACCTTCATGCGTGACTTTAACCTGACCATCCGACAAGTTGTAGAGACTTATGGAACTCTGACAAATACAGGTCATATTGATTGGACAAACTTTGACCCGTGGATAAAAGAACTATGGAATCTTTCAAGATATCAGGATACTGTTAATCTTGCTACAACAATTATCCCAAACAAAAGGCCTAAAGAGAATCCATTTTTCGCAGAGGATAGGGCCTATCAATCTTATACTTATGTAAATGGTGCAGGTTCTAATGTTCCTAACCAAGTTCAGATAAAAGCATCTTCTGCATCCCCTACGTTCACATCTAAGTTTATATCTGTTAAGGGATATGATTACTTCCCTGTGATAGCTCCTAGATGGGAGGTAGCACCAGAAGAGGACTATGGTGATGAATCACCAGGATGTATAGCTGAAGGTGATTGTAACATGCTCCATGAGCTTGAGAGAGCAAACCTTGAGGCAATTGACAAACTAATCCGTCCACCAATGGTAGGCCCTGCATCTCTAAGAAGATCTCAAGCATCAATCTTGGCAGGTGGAATTACCTATCTTGATGAACAAGATAGCACTAAACAATTTAGACCAGCTTTCACAGTAGAGCCAAAGATATCAGAGTTACTTAATCAAAGAGAAGAAACGAAACAAGCAATAAAATCTGCATTTTTTGAAGATCTTTTCAAGATGTTATCTGATCAGAAGACAATATCTCATGTATCTGCGAGGGAGATTGAGGAACAGGCAGCAGAAAAGTTAAGTGCCATCGGCCCTATACTTGGGCAGCTTGACCAAGATCAGAATAGACCTCTCGTAGAAAATTCCTTTAGACTCTTAAATGCT